ATGACAAACAATCTCGAAAAGCGCGGCAACGTCTATTACTTCCGCCGCAAAATTCCCGTCGATCTTCAAAGGCACTTCCAGCGAGCGCAAGTCATGTATTCGCTGAGGACGCGCGACTACGCTGAAGCCAAGCGCCTTGCTGCCGAGCACACGGTAGCGATAAACGTGCAATTTGAAGACGCCCGCAGGAGGCTCGGTGAGCCTGCATCGCCACCTAAGCGGGAGCCGGTGGTACTGCGCGAATACGTCTTGGACCCTGACACGCTCGACGGCCTGCCATCGGGGCAGAAGGTGCTTTTCGACCCCACCAATCCGGGCGACCATGTAGAGGTCACGCTTGCCGGCGAACCTGCGGCGCTCCTGTATGAGGACGCCGTGCTAAGGGGTAGCGGGGAGCCCTTATCCAAAGGATATAAGCGGCAGGTAAAGGACGCGCGCAAGTACAAAACTGCCTTACTCGTCGCGCGGGCGGTGGACGCAGAGCGCGTGACTCCTGCATCACCCCCGGCCAAAACAACGTATCCGAGTGCCATCAAGGGGTCAGCGTCCGAGGGGCATCTCGCCGCGCTGGCCGAATCGTGGGCTAAGGAGCGCAAGCCCGAGCAGCAGACCGTAGCGATCATGGATCGGGTGGTAGGGCGCTTCTACGAATACGTAGGCCGTGTACCCGTGAATGCGATTACTAAGGCCCATGTAGTCCAGTTCAAGGACAAGATGCTGGAAGCGGGACAGTCTAGCGCGAACACGGACGGCCATCTGACCAATCTCCGCACGCTCCTTAACTTCGCGGTCGCAAACCTTAAAGCCGAGTATAACGCTGCGGACGGCATCAAGGTGGGTGATCGACGTAACGCCAAAGCTGCGCGTCTGCCATTTGATTTGCCTGCCTTGAGGTCCATTTTCGAGAGCCCTGTTTATTCCGTAGGCTACCGGCCCGATGGCATCGATTGGGAACCCGAGGCGGCGTATTGGTTGCCCCTCATCGCCTTGTATTCCGGCGCGCGCATTGAGGAGATCGCGCAGCTTGCTCCAGGGGACGTCTACGAAGAAACCTATTACGCGGATGACGCCGAGGATACTGCTCGCTCCGCTTGGGTGTTCCGCTTTACCGACGAAGGGGAGGGGCAGGGAGTGAAGAACGGGGGCAGCGTGCGACGCATCCCGGTTCACCTCGCGCTGATCGAGCGGGGCCTAATCGAATTCATCCGGAAGCGGGTGGGCCAGAAGCGCATCTTTGCAATGGCTCTCGACAGCAGGGGCCGGGAGGGGGCGAACTTCGGCAAGTGGTTCGGTAAGTACCTGCGAAGGTCGTGCGAGGTTAAGAACGCTCGCATGACGTTTCATAGCTTTCGCCACACATTCAAGGACATCTGCCGCGCACGTGGAATAACCGAAGAGGTGCACGACGCGTTGACGGGCCACGCCTCGGGCAAGGTTTCGAGGCAGGTCTACGGGGGTCTCACATACCCGCTTGCGCCACTTGTTGAGGCCATGGACCGATACCGTGTGCAGGGGCTGGAACTGCCCACGCCTGTTATGCAGACCCCTTAGATACCGGAACCGCGTAAACCGCGCTATTATGAATTTGGCGGACCCGTAGGACTGAATCCGCCTCCGACAGGGCGAAACTCGGGATGGGCTGCCGCTGCGGGGTTTGCCGGTTCCCGACACAACAATACCGGCCCACCTCATCACCTCATGGCTTTCCGCCTCGCGGTTTGCGCCGCCGGTAATTCACGGTCGGTCTCGCCCTGCTGCTCCTGGGTCGTCGCCCGTGCCGCCGACTCTCGATACACGGCTACGCTCGGCCGCGCTTTTACATCCTCGTAAAGATGATGCTCCGGCCAGTTTTTCGCGGCCATGATCTTCTCTTGAAGGACATTTTTGGACTTGGCCGGTACGATCACCTCGCCTGTCCGTGCATCCTTCTGTTCGGGATACTCGCCCGGTATGTAGATGGAATCCCACGCCTCCCTGTCGGCGAACTCCCACAGGAACACCTTGAGGTCCGTCGAGGATGGTGGCACAGGTACGTCGAATTGCTTACCGCTTACCGGGTCTTGTACGGTTGTGCCCTTGACGTTGTAGCCATTTGGCCCACGCAGATTCGCGTAGGTTCGTTTGCCGTCCTTGCTCTTGGAGTGGAAAATCTCTACGAGGTACGGCTCGCCCAAAAGCTCGGCCATGTGTTTAGCTTTGCCCGAGTAGTTCATCTGCCGGAACAGCTTGTAGAAGTGTGCTTTCTCGTTCAGGACGAGGTTTTCCCATGCCGCGATACGCTGCGGTTCCTTCTCGCCGTTTGCATCGCGCGGCGGATGGTTCGGGCCGGAAAGCTCAAAAACGAGGCCCACCTTGTCGCGGACTTTCTTCTGTCCTTGAAACTCTTCCTCGTGCTTGCCTACCTCGTAGTAGCCAACGAACCGGGCGCGGGCAATCCCATCAGCAGGGACTTCGTGGCCGCCTCCTTGTACTTTGCTAATGTGAGGACTGCGCTTGGCGGCCTGCGCGATCAAGTCCCAGAAGGATAATTTACCTGTCATGCTGCGGGTGCTCCGGTTCAGGATAGGAGCGGGTATATTGCGGGGACACGCCGTCACGGGCCAGATAGGATACACGCGGGATGCAACAAGCCACCGACATATATACCCATATGATTAGCGAAGCAGCCAACCGGCTTGCCGCTGCCTCAACGTTCCTCGATTTGTTCAAGGACGGTAAAGGTGTTGCCTATCTAGAAGCGTCCGCGCTGCAATTGCGCAAGGGGTTAGAGGCAATCGCATTTGCTGCCATCGCACCCAATCACTCGGCGTATGCAAAGCATCGCGCCAAGGCTGAGAAGAGTCCCGACTACACCAAGGACTACCACGCTAAGCGGATACTAAACGATCTGGCGCGAGTCAACCCCGACTTTTATCCGCTACCTATTCTGCCCGGTAAAAACATTGCCCCCGTGAGTTCGCCTAACAACCTCTTTCACTACGACTGCAAGGAATCGGGCTACCTCACAAAAGACGCATTTACCGACATTTACGACCGCCTTGGCAAGCATTTGCATGCGCGCAATCCTTGGAGCACAGGGAGCGCACTGGCGGGCTTACCTGAGCTTATCGCCAGCACGGTGGAGGCTGCACACGGCCTTATTGAACTACACGTCGCATTTATTCGTACCCCCGAAGTCTCAGGGGTGTGGCTGGTAGAGATTCCGCGCGGCTCGCTAGTGCCAAAGATGATACTGGCCCAGGCGGAAGGCCCGTATGTCGTTCTGAGGCACCCTTAAAGGGCAACACCATGAGCGAGCCTGTTACGAGCCTAAACAGGCTTTCTCCTCTGCTGCGCGACGCTTCACGAGGCCGGCCAGTTTCTTACCTCCGCTATACACCCATGCGGCGAGGCCCTTACAGGCTTGCTCATGGCGTCCTGCATTCAAGTCCCGCAAGATGGTCGAGCGGGCGAAATTCCCCTGCCCCACGTTGAAAGTGAAGTCCGTATAGGCCAAGTCCTCGCCCGCAGTCAGAGGCACCTTTGCGAGCGATTTAACGGCCCTCTGTGCCGTCGCGATATCCTGCCCTAGCAGGTAGCTACAAACGTCGTCCGAGTACGTAGCGCCGGCTTTTAGTGGCTTTCCGTCCGGTCCTGTGTAGGCGTGGCCGGCGCATACCGTCGAGATTCCTGCCGGGTCTTTGTAGACCGTGTTGCGGATGCCCTCATAACCCGAAGTGAAGAGGGCAATAGCCACCGCCGCCGAACCTGCCGCCCTGGCGACGATAGCCGTATTGATTTTTGCTATATAGTAGTCCTATTGGGTATAGATGGAAGAAAGGCCGCTTGTGAACCGCGATAGATTGCGCGCCATGGGATCAGCCGCTTCGACCGGGCATTAGTAGAGACGAGCGATTCAGGAGTCCCGCGTTCGGTCTGGAGGCTTGATGCGGCCACCTGTTCTATCACGTCCTCCATCCCATAGAAGTCGCGGAACGCGGGACATACTTTGATGACCTTATTCGTAAAGATGTGCGACAGGCGGGGATCGTTGCTGGTGTCGCGCTGCTGGGGTTTGCCAACCCGCCGCTTCCGGCAACAGGGTCAATAACTCACAGTCATTCGATCCCAAAGACGGTCTCCTCTCTTCCGCATGACTATCCCAAGTAATCAGACACGGACTTGCAATCGCGCTAAGATACAGGTCGGCGGACCCGTAAGCTGCATCCGCCTCCGACAGGGCGAAACTCGGGATGGGCTGCCGCTGCGGGGTTTACCGGTTCCCGACACAACAATACCGGCCCACACTGTTTCTGCGTGCCGCCCATACCGGGGCAGATGCCCCCCGGTAAAATAATCTTATTAGAATGCGAAAAAATTATTTTGTTGTTTTATCGTTAATCTTGACGATAAGTTCCATCCTATTGTCAGCAAGCACGGGAAGCACGTATCTTTATCATGATCTAGCATTTTATGTCGCCTCCATTACCGGTGTGGCGTTGCTCGTCCTGCTGTTATTTCGCATGACGCAGATGAAAATCGCGGACGACGAAATAAAAGGTCAGGACTGGGGAATTCCTTTTATATACACAATGGGCTTCGTCCTGCTTGTCGTGTTTTACATTATTGAATGGTACTTTCTTGGTTGCTACGGGCCACCCAATCCAAGTGATCGGAAGCAATTGTTGAGTGAGCTAGCAAATCATCCCGGATTGCAGGATTCAATTTACTTCTCAATAATTACGTCAACCACATTGGGATATGGTGATCTCGCTCCACTTACAGGTGGGGCAAAAATGCTGGCATCCACTCAGGCGCTAACCTGTTCGATTTACATGGCTACTGGCTTGGCCATTCTTTTAACCAAACGCCGAGACCCTGTTAAGCAATGATCGGGGCAGATTGCTTCGTCCTCAACGCCTGTCGAACCGGCAATACAAGTGTCGCTTTGCAAGCCTCCCCAATCCGTTCCCGCTTGGTTGTCCGCGAGGACACCTGAAATTCGCGCGTCAGGGTCTGGTCATCGGCCAAGATGCCGCGCTTGTACAGAATGGCCTTCAATGCCTTACGCTTGCGTGCCTTGTGGTTCGGTAGGATGCAGGCGCACGTATATGCAATCCATCTGTCGAGCAAATCGGCCAGAGGTTCCAAGAGACCGCCCCGACTGTTACGCATCTTGAGCACATACCGGATGAACTCTCGCTCGGTTGGCGCACTGGCGGCGATCAAGCCGTGAATGCGAATAGCGCGGTCGGATGGCGAGTCCGCAACGTATGCACCACGTTTGCGGGCCTCTGTGCTGGTCAGAATCTCGCCGGTCTCGGCATCGGCCCAAGTATCCGGCTGTACCTGCGTCACCTTGCCGAGAACGGGCCTCGCACGCCAACCAATCGCGTTCAGTTCGATTTTGCTACGCGTCCGATGAATGCCGCTGATAGGTACGCATCGCGGCGGCGGGTAACTCCCGGCGTACTGTTCGTCATCGTCCAGCGTGCTTCTACGGCTGCCCCATCCATACACGGGCCGAGGCTGGTAGTTGGCCTGGTGTTTAGCGATTTCCTCATCGGTAAAGCGGCGCTTCTTGAAAAGATGCGGATAGTTGATCGTGTCGGGATCGTGTACAAGCTGCCCCGATGCAGCCAGATTTTGTATCAGGCGGGATACGTCAAAGCTGATCTTGAATTCTCCAAAAGTGGTGGAAAACACCAGATTTCAAAAACTGAAACCCTTGCGGGACGGGGCTTTTCGGACCCGACTATTATTAATATACGGCGAGATACCGGAATGGTTCTTTGGGATGACGATTCAGGCATCGTACTCGCTCTGCCCGGTCTGCTATCGCAACCCGAACATAGCTCGTCCTGAATCAACGGTTCCAATGATGACTAGCATCAAGTGGAAATCCATCAGGTCCGTAAGCACTCTTGACCTTGTATCCGTTATCTTTGTTGGTCTTGTCTACATGGCAATCATGGCAGAGCAATTGCAAGTTCTCATCTGCATCTGTTCCGCCTTGTTCAACCGGGATGATGTGGTCTACTTCTCCGGTACGGACAGCAATGCCGCAGCATTGACAGGTGTACTTATCCCGTAGCCGGATACGCTCTCGTATGGTCTGCCATGCACCACCCGACAGGTCACTGAGGCGCTTACCCTCGGACTGTCCGGCCCGCACAGCACGCCGCCCATTCCTCGGTCTACGCTTAGTCCCAGTGCTGGACGATGCAACACAGAACGGACAGCGCCATTCAAGCCCTGTTGGTTGCCATTCAGGATGCTTGCTACATTCTGACAATAACGCACTCCTTATTATAGGCCCGTAGAGCCGTTGCAATGATTTGGGTATACCGTGCCATACCCATCGCGCTGCAAGGGTTTCAGAGAGGCCGTACGACAGTCGTAGAGGTATTCGCATACGGGGGGGGTATCGGAAATTGCGGAGGTCGAAGGCCGAAGCACCGACTGGTCAAAGTCAAAATATCGCTAAGTCCAAAAATTCCTGACCGAAACTGACCACCGCTCTTGAAAGCTCAAGGAAGTCCTTAATTCCGGCAGGAAATCTCCCGAGAGGCGCTTGGCTAGCCCTATGGATACCCCGCCTGGCACACTCTCGAATAAAATAAGGCGTCCATTCGACGGGAGAGGCCATGAGCGATTTTGTGACGGCTTTAGTAGCCTTTGCCGGGGTAGTTGCAGGCGGCTACTTTAACAATTTCATAGGCGAGGATTACCGCCGCTTCCGAGACGGGCAGGCTCTGGCCGGGGCGCTTGCTGGTGAACTGAAATCTCACGGCACTGCAATCCCGACCCTCAAGACCACACTTGAGAACCTGCTCTCCAGGCTGGAGGGGCCAAACGGTAGCCTCCAGGTTGTGCAGCGTGATTTTGAATCGGCCAACAGCCCCGTATTTGACGCGAACGTGGGCCGGATAGGGTTGCTTGGACCGCAATTGGCGGAGGAGGTTGCGTACGTCTATGAGGCAATCCGAGCCTTTCGAATGACCACAAAGACGCTTGCAAAGTTCGCCCACGAGGTTGAGCCGGCGCATTCGGCCATGATGCTACGAAACGCGTTGCAGTTAGTCGAGAACGCTGACAAGCGGGGAACCGATCTCGTCGTCGCCCTGCGGGCATTTGCAATCGAGCGATATCGATTTCCGTGGAGTAGGTAGGTCCCGATGTTGTGCGCGCACGCGTGCGTGAGGGAATGACGGCCCCTACAGAACCGCCACTACCTACGCCTTACCTACTATGTAGCGTCCTGCGTTCGGTACATTTGGAGCGGCAATTCCCGGGCCTTCGTTATCCATAGACCCCGGGCATTCCTACTCATTCCCCGGCCCTGCATTTCCGCAAGGGTCATACATCGCCTATCGTGCGGTAGATACTTTCCATCTGGCCCGACTCGACCGTAAGCGCCTGTCCGGTGCATGTCGAATGCTCGCGAGGACTTGAAGCGTTCTTCGCAGGACGGGCAAACGTTATTATCGTTAGATAGCCTCATTCGCTACCCCGTGCTGGTCGTGTAGCTTCATCGCCTGTCTCACTTCGCACTGGATCACGCGTATTAGCACCTCCTCGGCTGCTACATCACGATTCGACAGTTGTTGCCGGCTGCATAGCTGATGCAGGTACCTCGCGGCACTCCGTAGATGCGCCTGGGCATCCCGTAACGACTCACCCAGTTCGCCCGTCGCCGTCCGTGCTGCCGTCAGACACGCCGTGTCAGCATCGGCGGGAGACGTGTAATTGCACGTAAGTCCCGGTCCGTAACATCGGGTGAGGATGTCGCTGCGCAGCCGCATGTTGACGCGTGCGCGTCGCTTCCCGTCACGCCATTCGTCAGTTGGCAGGTACAGCATATGGGCCGCCGTGAGAAGGTGACTCCGGCTCATATTGCTCCCTCCGGCGCATTCCAGCAGGCTACAAGCTCGCATATAGTGCGGTGAGGTACGCGCAGATTATCTGCGACCGAGTGAAGCTTGCTAACGTCGCTGGGGTGGATACCGGCGCGGAACTCTCGATCCAACGAAGCGCCCCTGACGGTGAATTGCGGGCCGACCGATTGGCCGAGGGCGCGGGCTTTGCGTCGGAAGTATTGCGCTGCGCTCATGCCGCACGCCTGCGACTCAGACATGAGCCGCCATGCACCATACCCGCTGACACGGAACGCACGATCCGGATACGGACGTGGCGCCTTCTGGCTGGCTACGCTATCCATCCGCACCCGAACATACAAACAAGATTATCAATTTAGATATCCTAATAGATAGACCCCGCTTTGCGCGGGGCAACAGGGGCATTATGCTGCCGGGGCTTCGGACACGTAGGCGCAGCCGGTAACTTGCGAGGCCGCACCGGCCGAGCGGCGAAGCTGCCAGTTAATCATCTGCGTGACCCGGATTGCTACTTGGCCGGTTTGGAACATCGACACGGGGGCAGACGAGGCCGAGGCCGGGGCGCTGTCCATGATGATCGACGCTTCTTTCGATAGGTCGATTTGCGGCGCTGCGTCTTCACTCAGGTAGATTTCATCCTGAATGAAGAGCGTCATCGTGCCCGGAGCAGCGTTGTTCGACGTGATAACGCGGATGCCGAGCAGCGTGCCGCCCTCCATATCCAGGTTCGGGAAGCACTGGCCACCCAGTGCGTTACGGAGTTGCCCAATGGACAGGGCAAGTGAAGGCTGCATGACGATAACAGCGCTCGTCACGTCATAGTTAAGCGCGATGAACGGGGCCAGCAGCGCCTGTACGTCCGTGATGACGCTGAGCCAAGTCGTGCCCGAAGCGGCGAAGGCGGTAACGCCATTTAGCATACCGGCAGGCGACACGTTAGCGACTGCTGCGGCGTTACCGAGGAACGACAGGTCGAGACCCTTAGACGCGGCCTTGAGCAAGTCCGCCTGCACCATGGCCTCCGCCGCCGGATTCGAGAATCGGATAAGCTCCTCCGAAAGGACTGCCAGTGCCGCAATCTTCGTGTGCGTCAGGTAGATGCGATTGAAGGCTGCTGCCGTAACCGGCATCGGGCTCGCCTCACCGACCCAGCCGACCGAAGTACCGCCCGTCTGTCCTGCCACCGTCACATTAAACGGAATCTTGCGGAGATTGAGGCGGCCGAGAACCGTCTGCGGGTACAGAAGTTCGATAAAGTCCGACAAGTACTCTTGCGGATAGATCAGCGAGCCTGCCCAATCGGCTACGCTCGCCGTACCTGCTGCAACCGCGGCCTTTACGAAGGCCTGCAACTTGTCATCATCCTTATAGTGCTGTTCTGCGAGATTACCGACAAGAGTAAGGTTGCCCTTCGCCTTAGCTTGCAGCATGGCAAAGCGCGTCATGATCGAACCCTTCGGGGCGTTGCGCTCGACCGAGACGCGGGAAGTACCCGTGATATTGATATTTGCGGCCGCTGCGGCTTCGCTCCTCGGAATTGCTACGGCTTGTGCCGCGAGCGACTTTTCAACGTCGCTCAACACAGCGAGTTGCTTTTTACCTGCCTCCAGTTCCTGCGTAATCGCTTCGGCGCGGGTAACCTGTTCTGCCGTAAGCGCCTTGCCTGCGGTCGCCGACAGCATGACCATTTCGTTACGCTCGGCTTCGATTTCCGAGAGCTTGATCGTCAGGGCCTTGATTTGAGCGGAAATTTTCATACTTTATAGTCCTTATTTAGATGATGAGAAAAAGAAGTAAGCCGCGATTAAAGGCGGTCTCTGGTGTTTACGGGGTGCTACGATTTAGACGAAAGATCGATTCGCGCGGCTCACTCGCGCTCCGCTTCCTCAGGCTGCGCACGGATCAGGGAGAGTTGGCACGCTGCCTTGATTTGGTCGTTACGTGCGATGCGCGCGCGGCACTCCGCGCTATCACGGTCTGCGGCCTTCACAAGCGCGCTCAGGTGAGCCGCGTCGCGACTCCCGGCGAGGTCGTACAGGCTCAAGCGGCCACCGCCTCGGCATTGTTTTCGTGCGCTTCGCCCGCAATCTCCGCGAGGGCTTTGCACGCCGCGAAGTACTCCGTATTTAGTGCGATCAGATAGAACATGACCGCCTCCGCTACGAGGCCTCCGCCGAGCGTAGGCAAAGCGGATTCAAGTGTGATAATGCGTCGGTTCTTCGCGGCCAACATGGCGCGGATGGATTCGAGCGTGGGTACGGCTTCCGTCGCCAGAATTTTTTCTTGCATTTATATGCATTCCTAATGTTATGGGTCCGATTACGGCCCCGGTTACGATCGGTGAATTACGACGCGGGCGGCAGAGCGATTTGCACGGCTGCGCCCGGAACGAGTTCCCAATCAACGTACTGCTGCGCCGCCATGGCCACTTGGGCAGTTTGGAACATGTTCACCGGTACGTTAGCGGCTACACCAGCAAGGCCGTAAATATCTGCGTGTTCCATGGCGTCTACAACAGCGTCCCCGATGTAGGCGAGGATACGACTTGCATCAACAATGAACATCTGACCGACCGGGACACCATACGAGCAGATCGCCGGGAGACCGCCATAAACACCGCCGCGCGCCGTAACTTGCGTTTCGGTCGGGCTGCGCAACGTCACGGCGGTAAGCGGGTTCACGAGAACGTGGGCTTGCGTGAGGTCGCCCGTGAAGGCTTCCACGCCTGCGTTAAAGCTGGCATTGACCGTAGTGCTTGCCCCGATCTGGACAGCGGCGTTGGCGAGGCCTTGCGGAGAGACGACATCCCGCGCTTGCGAGCCGAGCAGCGCCGCATCGATACCCCGACTCAGGGCGCGAACAAGGACGCCCGTAATCGTGGCCTCTGCACTGTCGTTGGTCAGCATCACGAGTTCCCGTGACAACACAGCAATGATGCCGGCCTTACGCTTGTCCACAAGATAGACGCCGATATCGCCCTGGGCGAGCGGCGGCCGCGTGGCCTCGCCAAAGAACGCACCGGATACGGGCGATACCTCCGTATTGATGCGGGTGATTGCCGGAACCTGGACGATTCCCGCCATCTGTCCGAGGATCGACTGACTAAACACCGCCTTCACGAACTCGGACCGGCTAATCGTACCGACTGCAAGGCCCTGCGGGGCTGCGTCCGTGCCGGCCAGCATCGGCGCTACCGCCGCTTTGGTGTACGCCGCTGCTGCGGAGTGCTGACCCCATCTCTCGGCGGCGTAGCCTCCCGCATTGGCTCCTCCTACAGCAGCCTTGGCAATGGCAGCGCGGATAAAGGTGTTGTCTTTCAGGCGAATCGGTTCAATCATAGGCATGTCCTTTTGGTAGTGGAGTTCGGTGGATTTGAAGGCGGTGATACGCGCGTCCGGATTGCACGGGATCGAGGTCAAGCTCAGCTCGTGAATTGCGGCCTTGGCGAAGTGAACGCCGCCACTCGGGAGGGGCTTTGCCTCGCTCGGGATGAACCCAATGGAGACGCCTTTGATAAGCCCATGCTTCACGCTGTCCCAAGCTTCGTCAGTTCGGTCCTTGATCGTACCGGCTTCCGTAACCTTGGCGATCTTCGCTTTGAACGGTAGGCCCTTCGACGTAGCTCTACCGAATCGCACCGTGCCTACAGGTAAATCGTGCTTATGATTCAGGAGGAGCGGAACTTCCGGCGCAAATGTGAGGCCCATCGGGTCGATCACATCTTTGACGCGATCCGGGGTAGGCGTAGAGGCAACACCCTCGATTTCGCGCTTTTCTTCATCGAGAGATTTAATCTCAAATGTCGAAATTGATTTTTGCAAAGCAGTCCTTATTAGGATGGCGGGACAGACCAAAGCCCCCGCGTTGTTTGAATGGTGCGAATCGTCATCGGCTAGGCCAGTCGCACCCACAGACGGCCTAACCTACGTACTGCTGTTACTGTGCCCCTATCAAATCTGGCCGTAACGAATCTGCTGCGCGTAGCCGCCCTGGCGCCGCATCTGGTAGGACAGGCGCTGATCCACAAATGACTGCACGAGCTTATGCAAGTCCTTCGCGTCCTGGTCCGTCATATTGCCGCCACCGCTGTTATGCACGACGATGGACACAGGGCTGCTGCCACTACTGGAAGATACCGCCGAGGACTGCACCGAACCGACCGCGCCGCCTGTAGCGAAGTGCGAGAGCTTGCCCGTATTGATCGAGTCCAAGAGGCCCCGGTACTTCTTCGTCGCCGCAGCGTTGATGACGTACTCGCCATTTGAGAGCATCGCCGGAATGCTGTCGGACGTTCCCGTGCCCGGCCCGGTAATGTGTCCGCCCGTAGCGAAAGCACCCGCACCTATGAAGGGGTCTCCGGACGTAGCCGGCGTTGTACCGCCGGTGAAGTTCCCCGCACCGCCGAGGCCAAACAGGGAGCCGACTCCGCCCACAATCGCATTGAACATAGCCATTTCGGCCTGCTGCAATGCGATCTTTGCCATGTCCGCGAGAATCGCTGCCGTGAACTGATCGAAGCTACCTTTGCCCGTAGTCAGGAAATCATTGAGTGCATTCGAGGAGTCCTGCCACGCAGTCGTGAAAGCCTCCGCCGTAGCCTGGGCATTCGTGATACCCGCATTGCTAACATCGGATATGGCGCTACGCATCTGGCCCGTGTAACTATTGAGCCGCGTATTGTCAGCGTCGATAGCTTGCTGACGAGTCTGTAGCAGTTGAGCGTAATACTCCTGAGCGTTCTTGAGCTTGTCCGCGTACTCCTTCTGATCAGACGCGGGGTCAAGCCCGTACTGCTCGTAAAGCTGCTCGACCTTTTGCGCATACTGCTGCCTGATCTGGAAAAGCTCGTCGTACTGCTGCTTCTGCACGGCGGACATGTCGCGCGTATCGTCAGTAGCAGTCATGCTGGCACGAAGCTGCGTAAGCTGGAAAGCATTACCGGCCTGCTCGCGGCGGTTCGCCAAACCCTCGTTGAAATCTAGCGTGCCTGTCTGCTGGCTGTAAGTCTGATCCAATCCGGCGCGCTGTTGCTGCAAGACAGCCAATGAACCCTGTGCGCGCTTGTACGCTGCGGTATCCTTCGAACCCTTCAAGAGATCGGCTCGCTTCTGTGCGTCCGCAACCTCCTGATTCAAGGCGTCAACCTGAATCTGGTGAAGTTGCGCGTAGTACTGCCGCTCAGACACAAGACCAAGCTCCCGCTGATATTGCAGCTTTTGTTGCTCTTGCTGCTCGATCAGCCGGCGCATTTCGAGGGAGCTTTGCGTATCCGCATTGATAGCGGCCACCCGGCTCTTGTCCGATTTGTGCGCTGGCGTAATACGGTCCGTGTCGAAGCCGATCATCTGCTTACGCTGCGCCTCTAACTGTGCCCGTGAGGAGTCCGTCAACTTGCCGGCCTGGGAAAGCAGCTTGATCCGCGTATCGATCACAGCGTTATCACGCGTAATCGCCTCTGTCAGCCGTTGCTGCGGGCTAAGCGTCCGCTCGTACTCCGCCTGGACAGTCGTAAGAGAGTCGGCCAGCAAGGCGTTCTGTGCGGCATTCTCGGAAGCTTGCTTCTGCTCCGCGCGATTCCCGTCCACGAGCTTCTGCTGTGCGGCAATTAACGGGCCGTAGTCCGTGTAGTCGCCCGTTGTGCGCCCGCTCTGCTGTGCAGATTGCTTCGCCTTTAGATCGTTAAGGATGTCAAGGTCGGTAGACTTGCCTGCAAGCGCGCGGAAATATCGCTGAATACCCGCCGTCGCGTCATCCCAAAATCCAGCCAGATGCGACGTACTCTCTTTGGTTGCGCGCTCTACGTCCGCCAGTTGCTGCTGAATGAGGACCGTATATGCTGCGTGAGCTTGGCCCGCCTTCGTCAACGAATCGATAAGCGACATCTGCGCATCTGTCATCGAATGGTGGGAAGCCTGGTATTCCGCTGCGGCCTTCTTCACATCCTCTTGCTGACGGAGGAGAGACGCCAGTACCTTATCGAACGCCTCGCCAGTCGATTTAGCCATTGCGGTAGCGACCGTGCCGACTTGAGGAAATATATCCGCAGTTACCTTGCCCGTTGCAACAAGCTGGTTAAGGTCGTCGGTAGCCTGACCAACGCTTACCCCGAATCGCTGTGACAGTCCCTCTGCAAGCTCTTGAATAGACTCCCGCGTTTGTCGTGCGTAGCCCATCGTGTCATTCATCGCCGCGTCAAATGCTCCGACACGAGAGTTAGCCGCCTGAATACCTTCGACAAACTCATAGACGGCGGCTCCGGCCGCAGCCAACGCACCAACTGTAGCCAGTCCACCCACGGCGGCGAGCTTACCCATAATGTCGATACGCTCACCAAGCACCATAGCCGAGCCACCAAGGCGCGAGAAATTACCGGTAATGGCTTCGTGACTCATCACCAGAAGCTCTCGGCTAACGCCCGCCATACCACTATGCGCGCCTTTGGCGGCCTGCTCAAGCTCCTTGAGTTCAACAATCTCCGACGAGAACGCATTACCCAAACCGAGCTTACCTAGCTTGTCGGAGAACCGTTCTACCTGCGTTTTAGTCATGGCGTCGCGCATGCGATCCATCTGCGCGATCACGGCGTTTAGCTGCCGCGTCGTAGCAGACAGGCCCTGGTCCGCAAGGGCTTGCTCGGCCTTATTCAGTTTCGCCGCCCGGTCCGCAGAATCCGCCATAGCTTGATTCACGCGAGTCTGTGCGGAGACAAGTTTGCTTACTCCGGCCTCGACACCCGAAGCATCGACGGAGTACTTGATTGTCTGGTTATTGGTATCGCTCAAGCGACGACCTCACCGAGAGTTCTCTTACGTATGATGTAGTCCTAAGTTGATTGATCGGAAATTGATTCCGACTGCATCGGCTTGGCCAGAGGATCGGCGGCCTGCCTGTCTGGTGTTGCAGTTAGCTCCCGGTAGGTGCCGTAGTCGTCGGCACGTAGTTGTTACCCACGAGTTGCGCGGTGCCATCCTCAGCAAGCAAGCCTTCGCTAATCACGGTCGAACCAACGCGCATTTCCCCATAAAGCAGAGACACAGGGCCGCCTTGGTCCGTGGTGTTCTCGGCACCGTTGAAGTTGTAGGATCGAAGGTTCTGCGGGGTCTGCTGATGCGGGCTAATCATTTGCGCTACGCCCCCGAGCGTGACGCCAAGGCCGAGGCCAAACAGCATCCGGCCGAAAGGGGCCATGCCTGGGCTGGCGAACATCATGGCCGCCCCTGCGATCATCATTACGCCGCCTAAGATGGTCTGGAAAATGCCGCCGTGCTTGCTGCCGGCCAGGATCGGAGCTATCCGAATGTCCGACGAGCCGCTAGGGTGTTCTAGCTGCTTATCCCCGATATTCCGCTTACCGACGAACACGGCATAGCGAATGCCCCGCCCCTCGCTCGTCATTAGCTCCTTGCCGAAGCCTGGAACCATCGCCGCAAGCGCGCCGATAGCCTCGCGCGGAGAATTCACCACATATCGATGCACGCGCCCGAACTGCGCGCCTAGCTTTCCGTAGAGTCGGATCGTGCGGACCTGATCCGCAAGTTGGACGGCCATTAGGCGGCACACTCCCGGTACTGCACGAGGTACTGCGCCAAGGCATCCTTAAATACCGCCGCTACGCTGCAATCGCGCTGCGCAGCCACTTGCCGTAGGGCCTTGTGGGTCTCCGGTTTAATTCGCGTACTGACGACCCGCTCAAGCTCATACGGCTTGTCGGGGACTTCGTGTTTATTCAAAGTATCTCCAAGTTGTAGACAATAAAGAAAGAACAGGTAGCGGGTACGCCCGATCAAGGCGCACGGCGCTAACTGCTCGCGGTGGGAATGCAT